TGCACTAGCTGTATCGGCTGCACCGAGTTTGGCTTGTGAGTTTACTGTTCTAACAACTTCTCTGTTGATTTCCGCAAGAATTTCTGATGAAAGAATATTTGCAAGTTCTGATTCCGCATCAAGACCGTGGATTGCTTTAAGGTCTTGTGCTAATTCTAGTGTGTATTCTGCTTTCAATGCTCTTGACTTTGCAGTAACAGTAGCTTTCTCGATAGAGAATGCCATTGAAGCAAAACCGTTTGCAGTTGCATCACCTAATGCTTCAGCCTGAGCTGTAGTCATACCAGTACCAGTCGTATCTTCATACGAAGGACTTGAAGTATCAAAAGGGTCTGAGATTTGAACATTAACACCAGCTTTACCACTTTCAGGTGATGCAGTTGATGAGAATTCAGTATCAACTTCGTTGACACCCATAGCTTCTGTTTTAGATAATATAGCAGATTGAGTCATGTAGTCATTATATCTTGCTTTCATAGCAAAGATAAGACCAGTAGGCCCAGTCATTGGTTGAACACCGCAAATGTCGTAAGCAACGAGATTTGGCATAGCTCTACGAACTAATGAGATCAAAATCGGATCCCAGTTAGAAATCGCACTACCAGTAGCATTTAAAGGTGCTGCCTCACCAAGGTTAACTCTATCTTCATTAAGAGCCTTTTCTTGGTTTTCAAGAATAACAGCAGTTACAGCACGTTTGTAGTTATCTTCGATCTTTGGAAGATCGGAGTGTTCTAGAATCGGTGACCACTTTTCTTGTAAGTTTTCTGATAAAAACATTTTATTTTCCTTTAAAAAAAATAACCTAAGACCTATAGAGGTCTGTGGTTACTAATTGCTTGTGAATATCTAGCAAGTATTGGGTCAAGAACTTTCTCGGTCTTTTCAACTTCGAATTCATTTGCCCCTTCAACTACTAGAGTTTCTTCAACTATCTTTTGACCACCTTCAGCAGGGAAGTACGCATTCTTAACTTCAGAAATCTTCTCAGCGAAGTCCTCTTCAGTTTTGTACTCAACACCTTCTGCAAGTGAAGATAATTTCTCTTTTTGTGAATCAGTTAAGTCCGAAGACGCAGCTGATATCACGTTCACTCTCTTGAGTGTTTCTAATTCTTCAGTGATGTCCATATTGTTCTGAACTTCACCATCCAATTTAGATTCCATCTCATCGAGACGATTTGCGAGTTCATCAATAACATTGTACTTGTCTTCAGGAACGTCAACATAATGTTCTACGAACAATGTCTTCAGTCCTTCAATGAAGTTTTCTGTCATTTCTGATCTCAAACCACGTTCTATTGCGAGTTCGTTTTCTTTCGTCCACTCTTCTGCACAATATGTTAAGTACTTATCAACTGCTTCCGCAAGGTCGCCTTTGACAGTCTCAACTGTGGTTTTTAATTCTTCTGAGTATTGAGCTCTAAGAGTCTCAGATACTTCCTGCACCTTACTAGAAACTGCAGCTTTGAATATTGTTTTTGCTTTCTCAGCATTTTCTTCAGAAAGTTCTAATGCTTCTGAAATTGCAGATAGGTCGTCATCTATTTCAATTTCTACCAAAGATGATTCAAGTTCAAGAGAAGTTTCCACTTCTTCTTTTACTTCTTCTTCGTCTTCGTCTGCTTCTTCTTCTTTCTTATTAAAACCTTCAAGAACTTTAGCAACTGCTTCTTCGTCCATAGACTTCAAAGACTCTACTACTTTTCTTGCTGTTTCAGCCTTTGTCAAACTTTCGTCAACTTCCTCTTCTGATACTGTTCCCAGTACAGACGAGATTTCTTCCTTAGTCATTTCCTTCATGTTGTTGACGATAGCTTTGATCGATTCCATCTTAGTAGATTTCTGAACGTCTTTACTAGACTCTTTCTCATCTTCTTTGATTGAATCTGCTTTGTCAGCTTTACCAGCATTCTTCTGTTGTGGGTCGTTCGATACGACTTTCACTCCAGCTTCTGCCTTCTTTTGCGCTGCAACAGCTTTGTCAACAGGATTTTCTTCGGGTTTGACGACATCAACTTTACCTTGACCGATAGTCGCAGCATCTGATGAACCTTGTTTGACTATTTTTGAATCCCCTTTCTCGGCTTTAGAATCAGGTTGACCTGCTTCTTGTATGCCTTCTAGGTTGTTTTCTAAATCTGCCATTTTTTACTCCTGTTATTAATTCTTAATGAACTACTTAATTTATTTATATGTTAGAGGTTCTCAACGAACCTTTTCCATAGATTTAACTTAGTTTCTTCCAAGTTATTTAGTCGTGCAGACTTGAGGGTTTTTTGAAAGTCTTCTGCCTGCACGGCAGTTAACACTCCATTTTTACCCATAATCCACTCAACACCTTCCATGATTCCTTCGACAAATGCCTCAGGGGCAGATGGGTCTGCCACGATATCGCCTGCAGTTGCAAGTTGGAAATCGTTTTTTACGTATTGTGCATTACCTTTTTGCTCTAGTGAACCTAGACCTCTAGATGATACACCCAATTTAGCACCATCATTAATGAGAGCTTTTACAATCTCACCGTTTGGAGTACTTAAAATCTTTGCTTTACCAACATAGTTTGACCCTTCTAGAGTCAATGATTGGATAAGATGTGATACTTTGTCGAGATTGATGGTTGGCCCTTCAGGGTGTCCCAACTCACCGAAAGCACGTTGCTTCTCAACGAACTCTTTGACGTAACGACCTACTTCTTTCTCCATAATTTCTTTTGGATAGACTCTACCGTTACGGTTTTTGATGTCTGCTTGCATAAAGACACCTTCAATGAAGTAATCCTTCTTACCGTTTGTTGATTCGGTAATGATCGGTGCAATATTCTCGTTAAACTCTGCTATTAATTTCATTAATGATTTCCTCTATTGTGACACCTTCTTCAGCCATTTGTTGCATAACCTGTTTGATGTCTTTAAATTCTTTTTCTGCAGCAGCCAAATCCTTATATGGCGAACCACCTGTAAAGTCCGAACCGTTCACGAATACGGACACTCTGCCTTTTGCAGTAGTGTAAGTGATAGTCGTTGGTTTACCACCAACTTTAACAATATCAGTCTTGAGTTCTTTATGACCACTAGGTAGTTTCACCTTAGCCTCATTAAGTTCTCTAGAAATCCGCACGAAACTCTTCATTACATTCCTTGTGGTTCTGTTGTAGTTGACATCCAGTCAACCTGTAAACCGACACGTTTCATGTCTACTGTCTCGGCTGCTTTCTCTTTAATGCCTTGATCAATTTGATCTTTTGCATCACTAAGATTTCCTGCTTCGATACTATTTACAATTTCTTTTGCTATTTCACTACTCATCATTTACTCCTAATACTGTGAGAATCCACCATCATCTTCGTCTCCACCAACTCCTGCCTCTTTCTCGGTAGAAATTTGTTTATCAATGGTCTCAATCTCTTCTTCTGTTTGTCGTAGTATATATTTTCTAACATATTCTTGTGAGAAATATTTACCAACATATTCTGATACATTTTGAAGTGCATCTAATCTTTCCTTAAAAATTTCCTGTTCCTTCAACTCAGTGAAGTGGTTATCTGCAGTAAAATCATACTGGATAAAATCTTTAATCTTGTCAAACTCTTCAGCATTTGCAATTTCTTTTAAGATAATCTGAGTTCTCAAGATATCTGTAAATACTCTAGCAAACTTCTTCTGAAGTCTGTTTGTGAACTTGTTGAACTTCAACTCGTCCCTATTAATCTCTGAAGACCTGCCCATGTTGAAACCATTATCTGATTCCATCCTAGACGATGGTACATTAAGAGACTGGTATAACTTCTTCTTGAAGTACTCTACATCATCAATCTCTGCAAGGTTTTGTCCGCCTGGCAATGTAGATATCTCCGTTCCTCTACCACCTTCTCTTCTTGGTAACCAAAAATCTTCCAACATACTCATATGTTTTCTGTCGTCTTTGATCTCACCTGTATCTGCATTGTAAATAAGTTTATTTCTGTACTTATTCATTGTCTCTGAAAGATACTGTTCGGCCTTTGCCTTAGGTAAATTACCAACATCAATATAAAAAATTCTTCTTTCGGGAGCTCTAGACAATCTATAGATCACTAGTGCATCTTCCATCATCGATAACTGATTTGCAGTCTTCAATGCCTTGTGCATATATCCAATTACTGCATTTTTGTTATAATCCAACAATCCCGAAGTAGTATAACATACTGCCTCAGGGGCAATTCTAAGAGTTGCACCTTCTACGGCACTAGTCTTATCAAAACCTTTATCATTGAAGACATAAAATTCTTCAATTTTTTTAATTCTTGTTACGCCGTCCTTACCTTTCTCTTCTTCAACATTTCTGACCTTCTTAATCTTCAAGGGGTCAACGTTCCTAATATCAACAATACCAAGTTTAGGGCGTTTACTGTCAACGACCTTATGGAAGTAAATTCTTCCATCAACGTACCATTTTCTGAATAATTCATGAGAGTTCTGATTGAACTTCATTAGTGATAGAATGTTAGTAAACTCGTCTTGTATCTTCTTTCTGATACTATCAGAGAGTTTAACATCTCTGAGGTCGAGTGTGACTATCCTATCAGAACTATCCGATGTGATACACTCATTGATAATGTCTTCGATCGCCGAGTCACATTCAGGGACTAGCGATGTCTCTCGGTATTTTCGAATGAGTTCAATCTCACTCTTGATACCACCTTCCATATCGACATAGGAGCCATAGGCTCCACCCGATATAAACCCACCTGCTTGTTGTGAGATGACTGGTGTACCGTCATCATCAACTGGTGGAACAAACGACTGTCCTTTGTTGATAGTCGTTGCACGTAGCTCGTCTTTTTTACGAGCGATTTCAAATCCGAATATTTCCATACTATTATTTATAACACCTATAAAGTGCTAATTTCACTGTTATTCTACTTAGACTGTTCTTTCCCAGTGAGAAAAAGCAAATGTCACATCAAAATCTTCTAATGCATCACCACTGTCGTAAGACAGTTCGATAGCACCAATTTCGGATGGGAACATATTAAAAAACTCATATCTCGCTAGAACAGAATCATCTTTACCTAATTGTTCAATATAGGCACGACTTAAGAGGTAATCGGTTGTTGTTGAACCGTCTGAAGTACCAAATCCTTGTATCTCTTCCTGCCATGCTTCTAGAGCAGTTCTTGCAGAAAATTCTACGTCATTGATGATCTTCACTGTCCAGTCAGCAAAGGTTCTATCCCCAGCAAGTTTAAGAGTTTGACCTCTAAACTTAACTGGAGTTATTTCTATTGTTGCAGCTGGTATTTGAGCACCACTTGCTAAAAATTCAATCTTGTTTCCTGCACGAGGTAGGAAAACTCTGAATCTGTTTGCACGTGGGCCACCACCTACTAGTTGTGCTTTAAATTGGTCTATTGTTGCCATGTTTTATACTCCTTAAACTGCACTATAAATTTCAGAAAACTCGACACCACTTCTGGCAGCGACAAAGTTCAATGTAATGAAGTTAATAGATCGAGCAGGTTTGACAAAAATTGAACATACGAACTCGTTTCTATCGATAACGGAGTCTGTGTTGTTAGTGTCGTCACATATTACTGAATAATCTACTAAACCTCTTCTGTTTTTAACATCTCTTAGGAAAGGTTCAATTGCACTTCTAAACTGAGCTCTTGTGAAAGCATCGTTAAATTCGAACAATTGTGCTTTAGCAGCAACTGCTATTGCTTTCTCTAATACTATGAATAATCTTCTGACATTAATCCTATCAAATGCTGATGGAGAACTTAATGCAGTTTTGTCACCGTACAACAATGTACCTTGGCCTGGGAAGGTAACCACTGGGTTAACTCTGGCTCTGTATAGGTCATCTCTAGATGCTTGTTTCGGATTGAAAGCAAGTT